TGGGGATTAAGTTGGTGACCGCGACGAGGGAAGAAAATGCTCAGGGATTCCATGAAGAGCATTTGACAGTCATAGGAGACGAGGCTTCAGGCATTCCTCGAGAAATTGTCACTCAGTTCAAGGGTACTCTGTCGAATCCTGACAGCCTTTTTCTGTTGATAGGGAACCCCAATACTAGAGATTGTGCGTTCTTTGACTGTTTTCATGCGCAACAAAAAGATTGGGAAAGAATCACATTCAACGCAGAAGAAACCCCGATTTCTTCTTGGTTTCACACCGATCGAAACAAGCTCGTAGAAGAAGAGTTTGGGCGGGATTCGGACGTTTATCGTGTTCGTGTTTTGGGAGAATTTCCCCATGCTGACCCGAATTGCATTTTCACTGAGGCAATGCTGGATCGGATGCAGGACCAATCGAGGATGGTGGACGCGAGCGCACAGAATGAAGTGAGGCAGTTTGGCTTGGACTTCGCTCGTCACGGGGGCGATGAGAGCGTGCTCTTTATGAGAGTTGGAAATTCCATTATGGAGTGGGTAAAGAAAGTCCGGAAAGAGCCGTCAGAGGTCGTACTTCTTGCGTTTCAGTGGCAGAAGGATATGGGCTGGAGAGATAATACTTGCTTGTATGTTGCTGACGCTTCCGGGATCGGACAGGGGATTTTGCACAAGTTTTATGATGAAGAGAAAAGGGTTCTTGAGTTCCATAACGGAGGTCGTTCCACGGAACCTCGTAAGTACGCCAACAGGATCACAGAAGCCTGGTTCACCTTGAGGCAAAGAGTGATCCAGGAAGTGCCCGTATGCATCCCAGACGACCGAATCCTTCGACAACAGTTGACGACTAGGCAATATTTTATGAATCGAAAAGGCCAACTGATTCTAGAGACAAAGGACGAGTACAAGAAGCGGGGCCACGAGTCTCCGGATAGAGCAGACGCCTTGGTCATGGCCATGTACGACTCGGCCATGACAGAGGATTGCGTCTCTAATATAGGAGGGACAGAGAGATCTCTCCGGGCGTCTGTTCAGATTCGGTGAAGGCGAAATAGATCGGGGAAGGTGTCTCGAAGGTGCGCCCTAATACGAGTATCTGCTTCTTTCCTTAGGACCTCAGCGACGTCGCTCATTGCTCCTCCAGGGCCCACAGAGAAGAAGGGCTTCTTCGCAATAGAGGAAACAGTCCGAGCAATAATGAGGTGTCCCTGGGCTCTGAATCTCTTGAACTGAGCTTTGCTGAGCCTTGAAACGTCTCGACGTCTTTCGGGAGTAATAGGCCCAAAGGGTCCTGCGATTAGACGGGGATCTAGAGAGGGGTTATGGAACCAAATCATCGGGGGCTTTGTTCTGGTAACGGATGGCCTACCATCATGTACGTAGAGGGCCCAGTATTGCGGGATGTGGAGGTTTCTCTGGAGTCTAGGACCATTCCGTATGCGTAAGGATGCTTGAAGCGTTCTAGAGACCCTTAGAGTACGCATCGCTTGGATAGCTCGCTGTCCCGCGCGAAAGGCCAGGATTCCGGCGAGTCTCCGCATGAAATCTAAATCAACGGCTGCCACGTGATTTTCTGGCCTTCTTCTTTGGAGGGCGTGAAGATTTTGGCTTGGGCTTAGGTTTTCTCTTTTTCTTACGCTCTTCGGGGGTATGGAAAGGCATCAGTCTTTTGTTCCTTCTGACAGGTCTCTTCCTTGAGCTTTGGCTTCTTGTGGAGATTGTCTCATTCGAGCAACTGTGTCCAAAGCATTCAGGTCGAGCTCGTCTTTGAGTGTGTTGAAGTTGAAATCTCTACGAGAAAGGGAAAGACCTCCATTGAGCCTTGGGTTGCCTAAAGTATTGACTAGGACCCTCCGAAAGATTCTCTGCGCAGGAGCTATCACGAGAAGGTGAAAACCCATCAGAGCTTGCACCATTTCGTTGCTGGCTCCAAGTTTTCCTGGAATTTGGATTCCTGCTAGGAGAGGAGGAACTCTGTGGGCAGAGACGATGTGAAGGGCTAAGGATTCTGCCATTTGAGTGAAGATGCTGGCGTCCCCCTTGCTTTCCATGGCGAGCTTATGAATATCTAGATCCGCATCAGGATTCGGTAGATCGATATGAATGCTCTTGTGTTGGTTGCCGAGACCCATCGTAGCGGAGAGGGCAGTATTTATTCGTTCTTTGTCTTTTTTGGAATGAGTTTGTCCCTTGGTTACAATGATCATTTCGGGAACACCTCGATTGAGATAGAAATCAAATTCATGCTGTAGAATGCATTGTGTCAACTCGATTTCTGCAACTGCGGCGAGCCAGTCTGGGTACCCGTAGTGACGGTGTCTCGACGAAGGTTTCCGGAAGGGAATGATTTCAGAGAAAGCATTTGGATCGAAGCCGAAGGGAGAGGAACCATTTGCCTTCATTCGTCTCTGAAAGGAAGCCAAGCCACCAAAGCTCGGAAATCTTTGATCCATGCCCCCCTCTCGGTCTCTTACCAGGTAATGGATATCTCCCAGAACATTCTCTAGAGAAATCTGGACTCCTTCTCCCGGGATCTCATGAATTCCGATGATAGGGGAGTTTTCTTCAGAAGAATCTCTTACGATCTCAAGGTACCCGTTGCCTAGTTGCCAATAGTCGTCGCATGCGTCAGAAATCACGTCTTGAAAACTCGTGTTGCAGAGAGGATCTAGGATTTCTTCTTCTTTGGAGAAGTCCTCGGAGTCTGTCTTGAATCCTAGACCTACGGTCGAATCCGTTTTCGTGCGAATGCAGGTTGAGTGGTGGACGTTGGCGTCGGAGAAGTCTTTGGCCACTTGCATATCGAAAGGGTGCGGCTGATCTCCGGTATTTATGTACTGATTGGAGGGAGGAGCCGGGTCGGGCTCCGATTTCGAAAGAAGTCTACTTTGGAGGGAACCTTTCAAGTAACTCAAGCTGTGGAGCTGTTGGTGTTTTCTCGGCAGGAGAGAGACTTCGGCTTCATAGTCCATGGTAAAAACTCGAATAGGGTGGACAGGGAAGGAAAAAGGATACAAAATACAGCATAACATCCTCTAGGGGACTTGGCATGCCCATTGAGTTGACCGATCTACAGGTTTCTTTTATTTCCCTGTGCAAAAAAGGAAAAAACGGTTTTCAGACTCTCTACAAAGAGGAAGACGGCACAGTAGAGTTGCCTATGCTGATGAAAGCCGATGGGATTGACGAGAAGGGGGAATTGACCGTCTGTGTTTATGCCCCCGAGAAACCGGATTCTGAGTCGCATTGGGCAAGTGCAGAAGAGATCAAGAAGGCTCTCTATAAGGCGTCTAAAGAAGGCGTAAATATCGACATTCAGCACGATGGGCACCCCCTCGGTCGAGATAAGATTTATTCAGCGGAGAGGTTTGTCATACAGAAGGGAGATCCTCGTTTTTCTTCCATGAAGGACTACAAGGGCAACCCGGTAGATGTGACTGGTGGTTGGGGAGAGATTTTCAAGGTAGAGTCAGAGGAACTCCGCAAGGAGTGTAAGAGCGGAAAGTGGAACGGTGTGTCCCTTTTCGGCAAAGCAAAGACTAGGGTTCCTGCTTCAGCGAAGAAGTCAGAGGACCCAGAAAAACTCTTAGCGGAGGATTCCGACGTGGCATTGAGTAAAGAAGAAATCCAAGAGCTGATCAAAGGGGCAGTCTCGGAGGGGGTGGCTGCTGGCATCAAAGCTTCCCGAGAGATCCAGAAGATTGAACCGCAGCCCGTGAAGAAAGCCCAGATTTCTTCAGGCTTTTCCGGAGATCCCACGTCCTTGAAAGATGTGCAGGCACATTTCTCGTGCCTGAAGAAAGCCCAGCTCATGACCAGTGTTGACTGGACAGACGCAGAACAAGTTCTGAATGTCGTGAAAGCTCTCCAGGAAACAGAACAACAGGCTCCTCGGCAGACTGACCGGGAAATATCTCTAGAAAAAGAATTGCGTACTCTGAGATCCAGGAGCAACATCCTTCCGGTCGCGAAGTCCCAGAAGTCTCGTCCGGAGCACTATGGGATGGACTCCGACGAACTCAAGCAATGGGGCTTGGGGGCAAGCATCGCGGAGCAGATCAACAAGCAGAGCGGGTACACTTCGTAAGAAGAGAACCTATTTCTTGAGAGGATAAATCATGGCAGTCCTTCCTAGGGAGCTCTTTAGCTCCGTGACTCCGGCGACCCCCCTGAGAGTGACTCCAGAGGTCACGAAATCGGAGCTTTTTGCTTCTGGTTCCGTCACTATCGCTCACCTCCAACCTGTGGCATTCAATACGTCTTCTGGCTTCTACGTTCCTTGGGATAACGCGGGCATCAATGGTGCGAATCTTCTCAAGGGTTTCATGCTAGAGAAAGACGGTCTCGTTCTTCAAGCAGCCAATGAAGTTCGAGGCGTCATCATGTTCACGGGCACAATTCATCGAGACGACATTCCGGCCGCATCTTCTTTCTACAATGACGCAGAGCTTGTCGCAGAGCTTCAAGCAGAGGCTCGAATTCTGGGCCTGATTGTTCAGGGGCTGGATAGCATTCGCTGATCCCATCCCTTTTCTTTTTTTGGAATCAGACCTAGATAAGGATTTTCACTCATGGCGGACCCCAAAGACGTCCTGACCCCCTTCACCCAGACCGCTCTGGTCAACGAAATCAAACGTCCTAACCAGGCGTTGCGTGACGGTTTGTGGGGTCAACGAATTAGCCTTCCCACCGAAAATATCTCGTATGACGAGATCTCGAAGGGACGAGAGTCGGCTCCCTTTGTGCAGGTGGGTGCTCAGGCCCACTTGGTTTCTGGGCATACGGAAAAGTTCCGAGAACTCTCGGCTACCAATATCAGGATCAAGAAATCCTTTTCTCCGCACCTCAGGCTCTTCCGGCGTCGTCCCGGCGAGGTGATTTTTCGACCATCATCGGATTCTGTTGTCAGTCCCTTTTTGACTCACGTCGCTAGGGAACTGGGTCAGATGGAAGATATGATCCGTAACGCAGAAGAGCTCCTTTGCTCCCAAGCGCTGCAAGGGACAATCTCCTACACGGTAGCTCCGGACAACGATGTGTTCACGGTCACCTATCCGAAGCCTGCCGGAAACAACATCACTCTGTCGGTTTTCTGGGACGACGCAACAATAGCTCTGCCGACTCCGATCCAAGATCTCCACGCTGTGAAGCGGGTATTCTCGGACGAAGTGGGACTCCAGCCGACCGATTGCTATCTCGGCTCCGAAGCTGCGGATAATTTGATCCGATTGGCTAAGGGGCAGAGCCTTCTCTTGGACAAGAGAGAAGTGCAGATGGGGTCGATCGACTTCGCGTCTCGCTTCGCTGATTCCGGGCTAATCTTTCTCGGTACTTTGGCAGGAATTCGGTTCTGGGAGTATTCCCGCACCGTTACTCTCCCAGACGGCACAACAACCCCCATGATTAGGGCGAAGTACGGGGAATTCGTTTCGCAGTCGCCTGCTTCTGAGCGGGTTATGTACTACGCAGCGATTCCGGACTGGACTGCGCTGGACGGGCGGAATATCGCCACTCCGAGATTTTCTAAAAGTTGGGATATTCAAGATCCTAGCTCTCGACAGAATCTCGTTCATAGTCGGCCGCTTCCTGTTCCCCGAAGAGCAGGCGCCATGGTCAGCGTCAAACTGGTTTCTGGCTGAGAAGCAACAAGGAAAGCGCAACAAGGAGCATTTTTGTGGCTAGTTATAGAGCATCTGATTATGGTGTGATTCTCCTTCCCTATGTGGAGGGACGTTCGCGTACATTGAATCCAGGGGCTACTCTGCCTCCAGGAGCGCTGTCGTCTGATCAGATTCGAGAGCATGTGAAATCGGGATATCTTGTTCCCTTGGGGGCGGGGGAACAAGATCGCTCCATTCCCGGAGTAGAAACCCTGCAGCTCCAAGATGACCCCAACTACGACGTGAAGGCAAAGAGCGACAAAGATTCGCAACCTTCAATCAAGAAAGTCAAAGTGACTCGCAAGCCGCCTGCAGGCGTCCATGGAAAATGGAACATGGACCCAAAAGTGCTGGAAGAGAAGAATCTCAACCAGTTGAATGTTTTGATTAAAGACAGAGACAAAAGACGCAAGGCATTTGAGACCAAAGCAGATGCTGTCAATTGGCTGTCGCAAGACTTTAACTCGGATTCGTAAGCTATGGCTGTAGTTCCTCTTTTCTTCGCGGATATGGCAACACTCAAATCCAATTTGAGATTGTCTAATATTCCTACAGGAAAGGACGCCTTGACGATCATAGACCAAGCCGTACAAGAGGTGCGGGTCGGGTTCTATGAGAAGTTGGGAGCAGCCACGATCACGACTCTTTTGGCAACGGTTCATGTAGACAACCCCACAACGACAGCAGAGGTTTCTAGGGCTCGGGCAAATGCTACGGAAGTGGCTTGGGTCAAACTTCTCTTGATATGCCGGCTGCCGATCATGTTTGTGGACGGCAGCGCACATGTTCGAGAGTCTTGGAACGACGAGGGTTTGACTCGAAGAGCCCTAGATTCAGAGCTGCGGAAAATCAAGGCTCTATTGAATCAGCAGGTCGAAGATGGTTTGGCCATCTTGGGAGCAGATGAGGATGAAGCAGGCTTATCCATTTCGGTGATCGAGCCGACAGAAGGTAGGTATTATCCCCGCTCGTCGGTATTTCCTCTATTATCGGAGGAATCCTGATCTCTAATCGGGTACGTATTCAGAAGAAATTGATAGAGCTTGCTAGGGCTAGTACGCTCTTCAAGAGGATCGACTACGACGCAAACATGCTGCCTATTCTAGGAGCTGTCGTGTCTCCCGCGTCTGTCGTGGCGAACGAGCTTGAAAGCTCGTTCGATTTGGATAAAAGTTACGGTAGAAGGCTGGTGCGCCGTAGAGTGTCTTGGGCTTGGCACCTTCTTCTGGAGTTTGATATAGAGTCTTCTGTCGAGGAGCAAGAACGAGATTGGATTGTAAATCCTCCTCTACTTGCTCGAGATGTAGGACAGGGTTTTGATCAGGTGCGATTGAATCTGAGACGGTCTCAGTACACACATCCGGCCCGAAATGAGGGCATGAACGGAACGGCAGTCTTGTTCACTTTCGAAGTAGATTTTGACAGGATAGCCTAACAGGAGAAAGACCATGGCTGGAATTAACACTGCCGGTGTGGCGTCCGTCCAGGAATACAAGCTAGGACGTGGCTGCATTTTTCTGTCGGCGCTAGACGCTAACGGATTTCCTGGAGCGTATAGAGATATCGGCAATGTCTCTGAGTTCAATGTGACGGTTGAGACGGAGACTTTGGAGCATGTGAGCTCTAGGCAGGGAACTCGTGTTGTAGACGTGGAAATCACGACGCAACAGAAGATCACTGGATCTTTTTCTATAGACAATCTAGGAGACTTTGAGAACCTAGCCTTGTTCTTTGCCGGGGAAACGCAGGATACGATCACGAATCCAGCGCTCGCCGGGATCACAGAAATCGATACCTATATCGCCAGCGTTGTCCTTGGTCGTTGGTACGACGTCCAGGATGCCGCGATTGGCTCTATCGGTAATCGAGCCATGGGAATTGTGACGGCAGATTTGACCCTCGAGAAAGATGGGGCTCCTGATGTTCTTCTCGTCCTCAACACGGATTATACCGTAGACGAAAAAATGGGTCGCTTCTTCTTGCTTTCCACAGCTTCCAATATCGCAGCAGGAGACGCCCTGAACCTAACTCTCGCAGCCAATGCGGGGGCAAAGACTCTGGATCGGGTTAAAGCTCTGACTTTGTCATCTCTAACGGTCGCTCTGAAGTTCGTTGAAGAGAATCCGGCAGACGCAGACAAACAATCAGAGTGGCAGTTCCGTCAGACTCGTCTGAGGGGGGACGGGGACTTGCCTTTGATCGGAGACGAGTTTATGACGGCTTCAATCGCCTTCACAGCGGAAGAAAACACAGCGTATGTAGCAGGCGAGAGGTTCCTTTTGGTTACCACTGTCGACGATACGTGATAGAAGCGCTACCTGCCGTAAGGCTGGTGCTCCTTGGCCCACTCCCTTCTGGGAGTGGGTTTTTTATGATATATTGAGAAACACGTAAGGAGCACCAACAGGAGACGGTAGCACCATGAGTTTGAGAAATATCTTGGCTTTCGGAAATACGAATAGCATTGAGCGTGAGGTGGCAGGGGAAACTATTCAGTTTTACCCGATTTCTGTACGCATGCTTTTCCGCCTGAAGAAGATTGGGAAGCCTTTGGCTAAGGCTTTAGCGGTCCTTTTTCGACAGGACTCCACAGACACAGGACTCGAGCAGAAGACGATCACAGACCCGGCTTCCCCCGGAGCCAAGGTCGAAGAGATCCTGACTCACGCAATTTCGCCGAAGCTGGCAGATCTGAGGCACAACCAGTCTCAGAAAGCAATCGAAGAGCTGATTGACTCGATTACAGACCCCAAGAACGTGGACGCTATGGCTGAAATCGTCATCGATTCCATGAAGGCGAAGGAAGAGCTGAAGCCTCGAGACCTCGTGGACCAGGTGCAGATTCCTGTTTTCCTCGAGCTAGCGAAATGCGTTTTGGAGGCTAACCAAGGAGTTTTGGGCCCTTTGGTGGAGAGGATTCAGAGCACCATAGGAAGAACGGTAGCTCCTCCTCAGCCCCCGGAGATGAGTTAGGGTGGCAGAGTGTTCAAGACTCTGTGGTCCGGCTAGTTCATAGGGGTTTCGTACTCGAGGAGCTTTTGTCTATGGATATGCTATCCTTCAATAGTCT